CATTAGCTAAATTAGAATCAGATGCGGCAAAACGTGCAAAAGAACTTCTTGCGCTTCAAAAGAAACAATCTGCAGCAGCTGCTAAAGCTGCTGCGGATAAGGCTAAATTAGATAAGGCATCTGCGGTATTTGATCTTCAAAAGATCGAAATTGCCGCTGCTTTAAAGGGCAAGATCAGCGAAGAAGAGAGTACTCGCCTGCTTCTAATGCAAGCCATTCAAGACGAAGATGCTAAGAAAGCTGAAGAACTTCAAAAGAAACTTGAAGATATTCAAAAGAAAAATAAAGAAATCATTGATCAACTAACAACTATTAGCACCACTAGTAATCCATTTCAAGCTTGGGCAGATAGTCTGACTGCTACTGCCACCATTCTTGGATCAATGCCAGCACTAATTAATGCTTCAGGTGGCTTGACTGGTCGAGGATTGCATAATATTCCACAGGATGATTTAACTGGTTTTGTTACAGATGTCGTGGATAGTGTGATAACTGAAGCTAGTACTTTGACGGGAAATACTTTTGGTTTCTCATTGCCTACGTATTTAGCAGATCAAATTCCAAATGTTCCATTCATGTCAGATAATGCACCGGCAACTAATTTCCAATCAAGTCCAACTGCTTCTGATATGTGGAATACTGGTACTTTTGGGTATTCGTTGCCTAGTTTTGCTCAACCACCTGTAACCGTAAATGTCACAACCCAAGGATCAGTCATACTTCAAGACGAACTGGTTAAAGTAGTAAATGACGCTGTAGTTACAGCTAATACCAACGGTTATAATAATTATCGTCCGGGTGCTGTTCTATAATGGCTATTCCAGAGATTAACGCAATAATCAACTTTTCAACGGGTGCTGGCTTTGCCTCACCGATGATTCTTGATGCCGGTATTCTTGGTGTTAATGCTCTGGCCGATTCCACAGCTGTAGTAGTAGATGTTTCAAATCTAGTAGATTCAATCAAAACCAATCGTGGCCGTACAGCCAATTCTGACGTATTCCAAACTGGCACTTTAAGCCTTCGGATTATCGATCAAAACGGTTATTTCAACCCAATGAACCCAGTCTCTCCTTATTACAATCTGCTCACTCCAATGCGTAAAGTGCAAATTACGGCTACTTATTCCGGAACTACCTATCCAATTTTTGCAGGCTATATAACGTCATACAACACATCTACACCTCGCGATGTAGGCGATGTGGTCTATACGACCATACAAGCCGTTGATGGCTTCAGATTGGCTCAGAATGCCCAAATCAGTACCGTAACTGGGGCTATCGCAGGTGAAACGACAGGCTTACGCATTGGTCGCATTCTAGATGCTATTGGATGGCCAGCGAGTCAGCGAGACGTTGATACTGGACTCACTACCGTCCAAGCCGATCCTGGTACTACTCGCAATGCTTTATCTGCCTTACAAGTCATTGAAAGTACCGAATATGGTGCGCTTTATATGGATCGAGCAGGAAACTTCACATTCCAAGATCGGACAGTCACCTCAGCTAGCGTTGCTGGCATTCCAACCGTATTTAATGATGATAGTACAGGCATTTCCTATAACAACGCCCTATGGAAATTAGATGATTCTCTAGTTTTCAATAAGGCGACAATTACTCGCACTGGCGGCACTACTCAGACAGCCAGCAATCAAACTTCGATCGATAAATATTTTTTGCATTCTTACAATGAATCTAACCTATTGATGGAAACAGATAACGAGGCTTTAAACAACGCGCTTGCTTTCGTTGCTTCACGAGCTGAAACTGCGATCCGTTGCGATGCAATCACGCTCGATCTTTATACTAACAATTATAACTCAGGCATTCTTGCTGCTTTGGGTCTTGATTTCTTTAGTCCAGTCACAGTGAGCACAACTCAACCGGGTTCATCAACACTCACAAAAACCTTACAAATATTTGGCGTTTCCCATGATATTAAGCCAAATGCTTGGAAAACTATATTCACCACTTTGGAACCAATCATAGATGCGTTTATACTTGGTTCTAGTCTATCCGGAGTGCTAGGAACTAGCACCCTTTCATACTAAGGAGTAATCATGGCCGTTGGATTTCCAGCGAAAACTACATTCGCCACCGGCGATGTTTTAACAGCCACAAATGTCAATGACATTACTGGCACACTTAATTTGCTAAACCCTTCTGCTAAAGGAACGATTTTTGCTGCTTCGGCTGCAAATACTCCTTTGGCTGTTGCAGTGGGTACAAATGGTCAAGTTCTTACGGCTGATTCAACAGTGTCTGCTGGCGTTAAATGGGCGGCAGCTGCTGGTGGTTCTGGATTAACTTTTATCAGTCGTACTACATTCAGCGCATCGGCTCAAGTAAATATCGATAGTGTATTTACAACTACTTACAGTACTTATCTTGTAATAATTGAGTCAATGACCGCTGGTACTGGCGCAGATGATGCTCAATTATTATTCAGAAAAGCAAGCATCTCATCAACATCGGGAATTTACGGAGTATCAGTAGGCGCAGCATATAACACAACACCAGCAAATGTCGGTACTACTAATGGTGCGCAATGGACAATGAACGAATATTGTGACGGTTTTAACGCAACATTATATTTTAACAACGTTGGAACAGGTAGCAGTGTTCCAGCTAGAGTAAATGGAACATTTGAAGCGGCAAGTACTGGCAGCGGCGGAACTTTAGCTGCTGTTATTGCAGATAATCAAAATTGGAACGGTTTTGCATTAAAATCAGCATCATCAACAATTACTGGCGCAGTAACCGTATATGGATTGGCGAAATCATAATGACAACACTTGCAGATATGATCAAAACTATTAAAGCTGAAAACCCAACATTAAAATTAGGTGACGATCAAGAAGGTTACACTGAAATTACTGGGGCTGAATACGATGCCATCATTGAACAATGGGCAACTGCCCGGGTTGCAAAAGAAACTGCTATTGCGGAAGCTGCAACTTCTAAGGCTGCTCTTTTGGACAAATTGGGCATCACTCAAGATGAAGCCAAGTTACTTCTGAAATAATGAATCCAAAATTATCTAAGTGCGCAATCCAGTTAAGAGAACAGATTGATGACTCATTCCCAGATCGAGATCGAACTTCTGATGGTTGGATCGGCGACAGTAGACACGCTGCGCGTGAGTCAGATCATAATCCAGATGCTCTCGGCTGGGTTCGTGCCATCGATGTCGATCGAGATTTATCGGGTAAAGCTAAACCAGACGTCATGCCAGACCTTGCGGATCAAATTCGTCTCTTTGCAAAGTCTGATCCGAGAAAGCGCATTACTTACGTTATCTTCAATGGACAAATCGCAAGTCCGTTGCTTGGCTGGAAATGGCGCAAATACAGTGGTATCAACCAACATAATCACCACTGTCATATCTCATTTTCGAAAAAAGCTGACCTTGATGGTGAGTTTCTTCAAATACCTATGATCGGGGGATCAAAGTGAAAGACTTACAAAACGCATTAGGCTCATGGGGCAGAGCATTTTTAGTTTCAGTAATTTCAATGTATGCAGCTGGAGTGACTGATCCAAAGGCTTTAATCGCTGCTGGCGTTTCCTCGATCATCCCACCAGTGCTTCGTTACCTTGATCCTAAAGATGAACTTGGAAGAAAATGACACCAACGGAATTCTTTCAGCTTTATATTGCCACCGTTGCGATAATCGGTGGATTGGCTGGTTATGTGATCACACACTTATTGGGCGAGATCAAGCGTCTCAACACGCGAGTCGATGAGATTTACAACATACTTTTAGAGCGTTAGAATAAAGTCATGGCCGCGCGTAAGGTTAAACCTTTAGAGGATCAGGGTTACTCTCCACTAGAGGCTTATTGTATTGGTTTAAACGAATACTATAAGGCTTTGCGCAAGGCTGGTTTTCCTGTCGATATATGTATCTCGATGATACAAGACCCGATTTCTTATCCTGACTGGATTTTGCCTAAACGCATAAATGACAATCCAAGCCAGTTGCCGGGTCATTATCCTGACGATGACGAGGACTAATGAAGCGGACTGTCGTAATACCGGATCTACAAGTTCCATATCACGATGAAGTTGCAGTAAAGAATGTTGCGAGTTTTATTAAGGCTTTTCGCCCCGATGTTGTCGTTACTCTTGGAGATGAGATCGATCTCCCACAGATCAGTAGATGGACAGAAAATACACCGGGTTGGTACGAACAAACACTAGCTGCGGATAGAGATCAAACCGTAGAAGTTTTATGGGAATTGACTCAATATTCCAAAGAAGCTCATATGATCCGATCAAATCATACTGATCGGCTTTATAACGTGATTATGAAGAAAATACCGGCATTCTTGTCATTGCCAGAATTGAAGTTTGAGCGTTTTCTAAAACTTGATGAACTTGGCATTTCATATCATAAGAAGCCATTTCCAATCGCTAAAGGCTATGTCGCTGTTCACGGAGATGAGCAAGCCATAAAACATATACCCGGTCTAACTGCCTTAGAAGCCGCTAGGAGA